CTCCTCATCGTCGACTTTAAATCTACAAAGATGATATACTATTTGTGTGAATATTCGTTTATCAATTTTCATGTCAAAAATTCCACAACTAAAAAGCAAGCAGGAATAATCCAAATCCGCACCGCACAAATTAGCACCCTGCATAATAGCACCGTTTAAATTAGCCCATCGTAATCTAACATCACTCAAATCAACATTGGTTAAAACAGCGCCATATAAATCCGCTTCATATAAATACGCACCTTTCAAATTCGCACGATATAAATCCGCGCCACGTAAATCCGCACCGCACAAATTCGCGCCACTCAAATCAGCGCCATCCAAATCTATCTGATAAATTTCGTGATACATTAACCATCTTCGATAGCGATTGAATTTCTCAATTTCACCGTTTTGTAGCCATTTTACGTAGCGTTCTTTTTTATTTTTCATTGTTTTACTCCTCTATCTTTTTACAGCCATGCTCTTTGATAATATGACTTTTATTTGCTAATTTCGCCATTATCTTTTGCAATTCTACACACTCGCTATCATTAACTTTAAATCTACAAAGATGATACGCTATTTGTGTGAATATTCGTTTATCAATTTTCATGTCAAAACTTCCACAATATAAAGGCAAGCAAGAGTAATCTAAATCCGCACCTTGTAAATTCGCACCACCGGAATTCGCACCGTTTAAATAAGCGCCTTGTAAACCCGCATCACGTAAATCAGCACCATATAAATACGCAAAACGTAAATCCGCCCCACACAAATCCGCACCACGTAAAACAGCTCCGCTTAAATTTGCTTTATGGAAATCCACATCACGTAAATCAGAATTATGAAAATTTACTTTATATAAATCTATATTATTAACACCATGATACCATAACCATCTTCGATAGCGGTTGAATTTTTTTATTTCACCGTTTTGTAACCATTCTGTATATCTTTCTTTTTTTGTCATCGTGTTACTCCTTATTATCAGTTCATATCATATTCTTTTCTGTCGTAAAACTCTTCTTTTTTCCCTTTGTTCCAGTGCTGAACCGGACGGAAAAAGCCAACTACTCTTGAATATACTTCTGTTTTACCTTCGCATTTTTTCATCAAAGTACTCCTTAACTAAAGTATATATAATATAAAAACAAATACCATAAAAAAAACCAATAATGAAAAAAATTAACTTATCCATTTTATTTCCTTTCGTTTTCAATTTTACACTCCGCTCGGCTTCTATACGTAACCGTACCTTTTAAATTCTGCCAACATTTCCGGCATTGCTCAATTGTTTTTCTGCCGGTTAATTGGCAAACAAAATATTTACTCATAGCTCGCCTCCTTATAAAAAGTTTTTTCTTCAAAGCTCATACTTTTTCCTACAAAATAAATATCTAGTTTCCCTATCTTGCCGTTACGATGTTTCGCGACTATCAGCTCGCCATCCGCTTTAATCAAACCGCCGTCTTTTTTTCTGTGTAAAAACATAACCACATCGGCATCTTGCTCAATCGCACCGCTATCCCGCAAGTCACTTAACAACGGCGCTCTATTGTGTTTATCGTTTTCTCTATTCAACTGCGATAAAGCAATAACCGGAATTTCTAGTTCACGTGCAAGAATTTTGCAATTTCTCGATATTTCTGAAACTTGGTTATTCCTATTAACTTTTAATTGTGTCGGAGTTATTAACTGCAAATAGTCGATAATAACCATATCAAGACCGTATGAATTTTTTAATTTCTTACATCGTGCTTTAATATCATATATTGTTAAGTCTGCAGTGTCATCGACCCAAAAAGGCGAGTTCTTAGTTGAATTCAATATTTTTTCAAAACGCTGTTTATCTTTATACAAAACATCAATATTTTCATGCGCTGTAATTTGCATGAACCGTGTTAAAATTTCTCGCCTTGACATCTCCAACGTAAAAAACGCAACTTTATTTTTTAGCTTTGCGCTTGCGTATTCAGCGAATTGCAAACTTAAAGCCGTTTTCCCAACGCTCGGACGTGCCGCTAAGATATATAAATGTCCTTTTTGAAAACCTTTTATTAAATTATTCAAAGAAGAAATTGATGATAAAATTCCCGCATACTTAGAAGGGTTTTCAAACTGCTCAACTATCTCATGAATAATATCATCACTGCTTTTCAGTCCGTCGTCTCTGTGCGTAACTGAAAGAATATCATTATACTGTTTTTGAACGTTTGATATAATTTCATTAAGCGTATATCCATCATCGCAAGTATGCTCTAACTTCAAAGCATACTTTAATATTTTTCGTTTAATAGAATATTCACGTAACTTTTCGACGTAATATTTTATATTTGCGATATTGTGAATTTCAGTTATAAGTTCCGCAAGATAAACAGCGCCGACGTCCGCAAGTTTACTTTTTTCTTTCAAATATTCCGTAAGCGAAACCAAGTCTATCCCTGTTTCACTGCCATATAATTCAAGCATAGCAAGAAAAATAATTCTGTGTGCCGTCCTGTAAAAGTCGTCCGGTTTCAGTTTCAAGCAAGCGTCAAAAACAGTGTTATCCTGTATCACGCAAGCAAGAATCGTTTGCTCTAGTTGTAAGTCGTGCGGGGGTGTTTTTTTCATATTGCTCCTAAAATAACTTCATCTGAAAATTATTTAATATTTTTTCGTTAGCTTCCTTAAAAAAATTCTTTTTTATTTCAAAACCGTATGCTTGTCTTTTTAATAAATGCGCCGCTAGCAAAGTAGTTGCGCTCCCGGCAACAGGGTCGATAACAACATCACCCTCATCTGTAAAAATTCTTATAATACTTTCTAGTAAATTAACGGGTTTTTGAGTAGGGTGTATTACAGGGATATACTTATCCCGTCTATACTCAAAACAATTATATATCATTCTACCGTTATTTCTAAATTTAGGTAACTTATCCCGATACAAAACTAAACCATATTCACAGTTTCCGACTATACGTTGATTCGCCTTCAAAACTTGCGCAGATGTTTTTTTTCTAAAAACCAAATTAATATAATTATTCAACCCATATTCTTTTGCAGTTTCGATTAACCCAAATTGCTGTTCAAAAGCACAAAAAACGACCATGCAAGGCGCTTGGTTAACTTCCTTAGGTTCTTTTCTAAGTAGCTTACTACAAAAATGAAAAAACTCTTTTAAATTAAAGTTCTTATCGGTATCGAAAAACTGTTTTTTTGCTAAACTAGATTCACCGTTTGTTCTATCACAATCTTTATACCAATTCGGATTAGAAGCGTAAGCATTAATCCCAATATTGTAAGGAATATCAGCGATAACAAGTTGAGCTTTTGGAATCCCGTATCTCTTATAGTTTTGAAAATGGTCGTTGAAAAAGTTAATTTTATACTCTTTTCTTTTTTCACTCTTTTTTTCTTTTAACTTGCTCATATCGCACTCACTTTATCTAAGTTAGCGTACGGGTCTATATTTCGTTGCTTAACCTTCCGAACACACTGATTAAAAAACTTTGTGCTATTCAAAACTGATAGACTTGCATTTTTATAGAACCAGTTATCCTGAAACGCAACTTCTAAAAGCTCATCTAAAAACTCATGCGGTGTTTCCGGTTCGCAAGATAACACTTTTTTTGTTATCTGCTTAGCGCTGCCCGCCTCCTTTCCTGCTATCTTGCCTTGATAAGCAACGCCAAAAACCGCAACATAACTATCTAAGAATTTAGCTATCACACTTTTTGCAGTAAATTTTTCTTGCTTGCTGGGTTGTTCTTCTTGTTTGGCAGGAAAAGAGTTTTCGTTTTTATCGCTAGTTTCGTTCCTGCTAATATTATTAGTTAATTCATTATATAGTACCGTCGGGTTTTCCGTTACGGTTTTTCCGATACGGTTAAGCTCTTTCTTTTCAAAAACAGTATAATCATAACCACGAAATTTACCTTTATTTTCTTTCTTTGTTCTTGAAATATAACCGGCTTTTATCAATTCGTTCAAAATCGACGCTGTGCTGTCTCTACCGTTTGTACTTCTATTTTTTAAATCAGATAAAAATATTTCCCAGTCGTCCGGCTTGCTTAGTAAGTAGCATAGCAAACCTTTTGCTTGCCAGGATAAATTTACATCATCTAACGGGTTTTTATTAATTATAACATACGGATTGTCTTTATCTTTTATTACTCTTATTATTTTTTTTGGTTTATTCATCGTTTAAATCCTCCACAATTATTTTTTTTATTGAATATTTTTCAATATCTTTTTTTAAAAGTGTAAAACCTTTTCCGGTTTTTTCTTTATTTTCTTTTATTGGATATTTCCCTGTTTTATATAATGATATTAAGCATTTTTTAGAAAAAAAGTAAAGTGTGTTATAATCGCCTGTAACCCAAAGCCATGTTTTATCTTCTCTAAAAATACCACTTGGAATAAAATTTTTATTATTTTTATTTCTTTTTTCCGATACTTCAATAAAAATACTTTTAAAATTTGTCATTTGTTGTTGGTATTTAATTTCTATTCCTTGTTTGTTTTCACCAGCGTTATATTGATTCTTTTCAGATGAATAATTCATTAATGGAATTCCTAATTCTTGTAATAATATTTTAGCAACAAAATCCTCAAATTCTGTACCTTTCTTAAAACGTTCTTTATAAATTTCAGTTAATTCAGCCATTTTATTTCTCCTTTTCTAAATTATCTTACTTCTTTACCCCAACTATCCCAACCTTCTTTTTTTTGTCTTGCAAAAAGTTCAATCTTTTCAGTTTTATACGGATGCATTTTTTCAATCATTTCATAATAAAATAAAGGTTTTTTTGAATGTTCTTGACGGGGTTCAGAATATACGCTATCAGTTTGATTTGCATACTTTTTGTCGGTCGGTGCTGATTGACCACGCCCACCAATTAATAATATTTCGTGCCGAACACTTGAATAAAAACCCATGTTATGTTTTACTTTATCCCATACAAGACAAGATTTATATTTAAAGCCCCAAGTTTTTAAAAGTTCAATTGCGACGTCTAAAAGTGGTGCAGTAGCCCAAAGATACAAAACACAATCATCTTTAGAAATTTCTTTAACCGGCAATTCTTTTAATTCAGATATAGACATCGTATTGTAATGAAATTGCACGTCTTGACCGTAAAATTCTTTTGGTGCAGGATATTTCCATGGGGGGTCAGCGTAAATAATATTATATTTCTTATCTACCTTAAAAATTATATATGGTTTATCTAGTTTTTCAACTCTTTTTTTCCTTTGTGCTTTTACTTTTATATTTTTAATAGCTTTACTAATACTTAAATTATTTTCAACTACTTCATTAATTATTTCTTTTTGTTTTTCAGTATCAAAGTTTATTAACTTTTGTACATCTTTTTGAGATGCTTTAACTTCACGATTTAATATTTTATCCTTTATTTTATTCCCGCACGTTTCGGTAAGTTTGTCAATAGCATTTGCAAACTTTTCCGCACGCTTCACGGTTTCCTTGCTTACGTTTTCTTCATCAGCTATTTTATTGTATGTTTTAGAGGGCTCATTTTGAGCCCTCTTATTTGTATATCTATTAGTACCATGTTTATTTTTTTCATTCCTATAACGCAAACCAATCAAATATTGCCGTTGTTCTTTCGTTAAGTTTCTTCTACTAAGTTGATTTACAATAATCCAATCTTTAACGTCCTCAATACTATCAAATTCTTTTTCAATATATTTAAAATCAATTTGATGTTTCTTGCAAATGTTATATCTGTTATGCCCATCGATTAATATACCATTCCAAACAATAAGAGCATCACGGCAGCCTTCCGTAATAATACTTTTTTCTAACAATTCAAATTCTTCTTTCGTTAATGCAGGAATGATATTTTTTATTTTTTCATTTATTTGTATTTCCATATCCTTAATTAAACCGCCTTACTTTTTTAACTATTCTTTTATAAATAGTCAGATGTTCATTCTTTTCTTTAATTTCATTTTTTAACTCATATAGCTTTATTTTTATTAACATCATTCTGATATTATCCCTTTTTTCAACTGGCAAGTCTAACAACTTTTCTAATAAATCATCACCATCATCTTTGAATAAATCTAAGTCATTCATTTTTATATCCTTTCAAAACAAAAAAAAGCCCCAACAGAACACTTGGCGAAGTTTAAAACTGCTGGAGCTTCATTTTTTTTATTTAAAAAACCGTTTGTAACTCGCCATGTGTTTTTCATATCTATGTATTATAATATATTTTTCGTTTTTTGTCAACTTTTTTCTCTATACTTCAAAGCAAATTTTCGTGCAACCCGTTCGGCTTTGGCATACGAAAAGTCTCCGGTATCAACTAGCCGGAAAATGTTACGCTTGATAATATCGCTTGAATATCCTTTTGTCAACTCAACTTCTTTGATAGCTTTGTATCTATATTTTTCTTTAAAACTCAATTTAAATCGTCCTCCAAAGTGAATTCTATTAAGTCACGCCTTTTCAAATTTGCGAATATTTCTGTCACACGGTTATCCGTTCCGTTCATTCTTTTGTAAATATTTTTATATTCTTTATGTAACTTTTCTATTTCTTGTATAAGTAAATAGTAAGCGCAATTTGTCTCGCCTTTACATTTTCCGTTGATATGTACACAATGGTCTTGTGTTCGTTTGAATGTGCATTTATTTTTTGCCATAAAAATTCCTTTTTTTAAAAAAAATACATCGTTGTTTAACAGGGCTTCCAAAACAACGATGCAAATTCTAACCTTATAATAGGGCAACGCCCAGGCGGGCAAAGAGTAAATTGGAGGTTTGCATAACTTTCAATATTTCTTTAACCCGCTATTTGCTAAATATTAAAACTTGAATTAATATTTAGCTTTTTGGTACTAACTTAAACACATCTTGCATAACCAAGTCCAAGCCCAACTTTTCATTCAAAACATCAACTATTTTTTGTTTCATTGGATATTTCGGTTGAGAAAAGTTAGCGATGTAGTTATGTAGGCACGTTCTAGTAACACCAAACCATACTGCTACTTCTTCAAGTAGCTGATATTGACCTTGCTCTTTTAGCCTATCAATATATTTTTTGATTTCGTTTTTTTCTTTTTTGTCTATTATCATACTATTATTATAAACAAATATTAAAGTTATGTCAAGTATTTTTTTTATTTTTCTTTATTTTAAAAAAAGAGCTTGACAAGATGATAAGTATTTATTATAATAATATTAAAGGTTAAGGAGGTTTAGACATGGAAAAACTAATAATAAAAGAGTTAAAAAAAATTCCAAAAGTTTCAAGTGTAGAAAGAAAAGCGTTATCAAATTTAGTTCACGCTTTTCACGAACGCACCGGAAAACCACATCAAACAATTTGGACGAAACTTTACACCGAGTTTTTCGGTGATGAATATTTTAATTTAAGAACAAAAGTCTGTATGTTAGAATATATTGAACAAAAGGGATATATGCCGGCTTTTTTTACTTACGCAAAAACAAGACTAGCGGAGGTGGTATGATGCAATCTGAAAATGATAATTCAAAAATATTATTCAATATTCTTAAAGATATTGAGCAACCGGTTAAAAATGCCGTCAACCCTTTCTTCAAAAGTAAATATTCTACGCTTGAAGAAGTAAAAAGAGTTGTAGATAATGTTTGTTTCAAGCATAACTGCTATATACAAACTTCGATTAAAAAATTTTCCTTAACGACCGAATTAATAAATGCTGAAAATGGAAATTGTTTAAATTGGGTAGAGATGAACCTGCCGGAATTGAATGACCCGCAAAAAATGGGTTCAGCTATAACTTATTATAGACGGTATTCATTAGTAACCATGTTCAACCTTGTCGCAGACGATGATGATGGCAATTCCGCAAAGCCAAAAGAAAAAACAAAGCAAAATAATAGCAAGAAATATGACGACGACGATATTATGCGCTTGAAAGGCAAAAGTAATAAGTTGCAGTTGACAGACGAAGAAAAGGCGATAATATCTGATAAGTTCGGTAACAACCTTGAAAAGCATGAACTTATTATGAATATTCTTATAAAGCACCCTGAAAAAAGGAAAACTTTACAAGAATTAGTAAACACAATAAATTAATAAATAAAGGAGTAAAGTATGACAGCTTTTTTAATAATAACAGGTTCAGCACTAATAATTATTATATGGATATGGTATAATGAATATAGGCGAATAAAAAAATATTGGAAAAAAAAAGATGATGAATTCAAAAATAAAGTAAACAAATTGATAAAAAAATATGATGATTTTTTAGACAGTTGAAGGAGTAAACAATGGATATAAACACAATAACAATAATAGGTAGACTTACTGAACCACCGAAGTTAAAACAAACTAACAACGGAAAAAGTTACTGTCGTTTTTCTATCGCAGTAAACGGTTTTAAAGAAAATGACGTGTCTTTTTTTACTTGTGTCGCATGGAATAAAACAGCTGAACTTATTACAAAATATCTCGGAAAAGGTGACCAGTGCGGAATACAAGGAAGTTTATCACAAAACCGCTATCAAGACCAAAACGGAAACAAAAAAAGTGCAGTGAATATTATTGTTAACACTGTGCAATTTTTGCAAAAAAGTAAACAAAAAGCACCTGATATAAATATGAATAAACCGCCGACTTACGAATACCCGGACGATGATAATGTTCCATACTAGGAGGAAAAAATGAGTAAATACAAAATAAATAACATCGAATATCCAAGTGTAACGACAATACTAGGGTTATTAGACAAGTCACCCGCTCTTATCGGTTGGTCGACGGGTTGCATGGAAAAGTATATAGTTCAAAAACACACGGAATTTAATTCCATTGAAGAGCTTGCAAAATCTGCACGTTTCAATTACAAAGAAGTTTCAAAAGACGCCTTAAATATCGGTTCGAAAGTCCATGAGCTAATAGAAATTTACATCAAGCACGATAAAGATATAAGTTTTCAGAAGTTAAAAGATGAATGTGAAAATTCCTTTCTTGCTTTTCTTGACTGGGAGGAAGAACACGTTGACGAATGGCTTGAAAGTGAAAAAGAGGTTGTTAATATTGACGTTGGATATGCCGGCACACTTGATGCAAAATTCAAACATAAAAACGGGAAAATATATATCCTTGACTTTAAAACAAGCAAAGCGATATATCCCGAGTATGAACTTCAAATATCTGCATATTTTAATGCAAATAAAGTTGACGCTGAATGTTACGGAATATTACGATTAGATAAGGAAACGGGTTTACCGGAATGGGTTGACTACTCTAAAAAGAAAAACTTTACTTTGTTTGATAGGCGCAACTTTGATACTTTCCGAAAACTAACGGAAGTATATTACTTGTTAAAAAATAGACGCTTAAAAAATAACCCGTTTGTAAATGAAATAAAATATAAATATTCAAAAAGTGAGGTTTTTATATGATGTTCGAATTTAGGGTTTACAGCAAAGAAGAAAAAAAAATAACTTATTTTTATAATATTTCTAGTTTGGATTTAATAGACAGCGTTTTTGAGGAAACTCAAATTCAAGGTGATGTTATAATGCAAAACACAGGATTAAAAGATAAAAACGGAAAAGAAATTTATGAAGGCGATATTATAGAAATACATTCAAGAGGTATAGATTTTATTTTTCTTATAGAAGAAATAAATTTGAAATATCAAAATGGGTTAAAAGGTAAACTATTAAAAAATAGTGAATGGGAGCATTTATTTTACTCACCTTTTTGGGAAGAAAGTGAAATTATAGGCAATATGTACGAAAATCCTGAATTGTTAAAAAAAAAAAGATAAGGAGTAAAAAATGAAAATATTACATAAAGAACAAATAGGAGATATAGTTATTAATTACACAAAAAAAGACTTTAAAAAAATGCGTTCAGATTTACAAAAATGTTACAACGAATTTATTAAAATATATAATAAGTTTGAAAATATTTTGTTTTCAGATATGTCTGATGCTATGAAAGTTGAAGAAATGAAAAAAGTATACGGCATAATGCAAGAATTCGATTGCGCTGATAATTATGGTAGTTTTTAATCCACGCTAAACATCGTTGATGTTTGTGGTTAGATAATACATGGCTTAGAGTAGCCGCAAATAATTTTTTATTTGATTTGAAGTACTATCCTGTCTTGATAACCACCCCGTTATTAAGACAGGATTAATAAGGATTAAAACAATGATAAAAAAAGAACGTTATACAAATTGGCTAAAAAATGGTGAGGTTGAGAAATTCAATCGCTATCGGAGGTGGCTATGTTATCATAGTGTTAATAATATAGATTTACGTTGTGCGGATTTACGTTGTGCTAATTTAACTGGTGCTGATTTACAAAGTGCTGTTTTACGCAATGCTGTTTTAGAAGGTGCAGATTTACGTTATGCGGATTTATATGGCGCTGTTTTAACCAATGCTGATTTGAGTGGCGCAGATTTACGTTTCGCGGATTTAGAAGACGCAGATTTGCATGGCGCGAATTTCGGTGGTGCTAATTTGCGTTTTGCGAATTTGTATGGTTCGGATTTACAAAGTGCAAAATTATGCGATGCTGATTTACGAAATGCTGATTTACGCAATGCTGATTTACGCAATGCTGATTTACAAAGTGCGGATTTACGAAATGCGAATTTGAGTTATTCGTGTTAATATTATGCTAATTTTTACAACGCAAATTTAGATTTTTCATGCTTAACCTGCCCATGTTATAGAAAAATATGGATGTAAAAAAATAGAGGAGTAACACATGATAATATTATTAATACTTTTAGGTTTATTTATTTTACTTTTCATAATTTCATTATGTTTCGATATACACAATTCAAAGCCACTTAGTTTTTATATAGATAGATTGCCGTATAAAAAAGACAAATAAAAAACCTTAACTTTTTTACTAGTTAAAGTTTTGCTTACTTATTTTCTTTTGTCGTTGACGGTCTTACGACCGTTTCGGCTAATGAAGCCTCTTCAGAACGACTTAAAGACAAATATAACTTTTTATTTTATCTAGTATATTGCATCCATATCCGCCTTCGCAAATAAGACCGTTAGTGCCTGTATCACAAAGATTTTTTGTAGTAATTTTAATACCATATTTATTAGTTACATATTTTGCAATCTTTGTAATCTCTTTTTTTTCGTACCATTTCATTTTTTGTATTTTCATTTTGTTCTCCTTTTTTCTTTTGTCGTTGACGCCTCACGGCGTTTCGGCTATGCAAGCCTCGTCAGAACGACTTAGTATTGGAAGCCTATTAATTCGACACCCGCTTCACTGCTCATGTCTTTGTAGGTGTAATAATAGCGGTTACCTTTTTTAAATACTTTTTTCATCTCTTCCCATATCAATTCAAAGTCCATGTCAGTTGTATAACCTATGATTTTGTGTCCTTCTCGGATTGGATAACTCTCTTCATATTTTTCTTGGTTTAAGTTTTCTCTTGTCATTTTGTTTCTCCTTTTCTCTCTTTGTTATATTATAAGTATAACATATATATTCCATTTTGTCAAGTATTTTTTAAAAAAAACAACAAAAACATAAAAAAAAATAACAAAAATAAATATATAGATAAAGTTAAATAAAGCTTGACACTTTCATGTAAATAGAAATAGTGTAAATGCTTATATAGTAACAAGTTAGCAAAATAGCAGTATTTAGGCATAGGTAAAATATAGTGAAATGTTGTAAATGCTTATATAGTAAGTATTTAGCCGTTCGATATAAGAAGAGTTATTTTAAAGGCAAGGTAAATAGTCAATAAGGAAAATAAAACCGTTTGTACGCAATCCTCGCAAGCCTTATTTGCTATAAAACTTTAAGAATTTTAAGCAAAGCCAGGATAGAGCCACCTGTTATAACGGAAACCGCAAACTTGATAATTTCAAAAATAAATGCTTTTTTCTTCGTGCTTGTTTCGCTCTTTTCCTTATTATCTGTTTTTCTTTCTTTTTCGCATTCATCTTTGTGTTTTTGAATAGCAGTAGCCAAGTATACATTAGAGGTGTCTTTTATAAGGCAATTCGTTTCGTTGACAAGCCTAGTAATAGCAACTAGCTCTTGATTGATAATTTCTTTGTAACCCTGCACGTCAGTTTTTACCCTAGCCATGTCAATTTCCAGTCTATTAAGTCGTTGATATATTTCTGCACTTTCAGTCCCGTTCACCTTCACCCCTTGCTAGTCGATTATTTTCTAGTATCCGGATTTTTAATTTTTTGATATAGCTTTCTAATAATATTCTATACCGTGCTAATTTCCGTGCTTGTTCATAGCTCAACCATACACCGCTAGCCCTGTTAGAAAAGTTAATTTGTGGCGTTTCCGGTCGTTGCGGAATTGGTATTATTACCGGACGTGTTATTACTCGAGCCGAACAGCCGATTAAGCTCGGTAACGATATTATTATCAGCAACGCTATTAATATTATTAATTTGTCTTTGTGTTCGTCGGTTAATTTCATCATCTCTTTCCCTTATATTCTGCATTAGTTTTATTTGCTGTTTTGCACTTTCCAACTTCAATTTCGTTGCGTGTAAGTCTGCCTGCAATCGCTTTAAAGTACATCTTTGAATTCCTATAATAGCCCCAAATAGAACGATTAATAATATCAAACCAAAAATTATATATTTTGTCATTCATGTTTCCTTCTTCACCCGTTTGGGTTTATTTGCGTTGTCGGCGGTGTAGGTGTTAGCGTTGGTGCAGTAACGACGGGTTGTTTTTTTATTAACTCTTTAATATCTTTAAATGGAATTTGGCCTAATAATGTTTTATCTTTTTTCCCTTTATAAATAACAGACTGATACATTAAAAGAATTCCAGTTGCAAAAGCCAAAGGAAATACATATATTTTCCAGTCCGATAGTTTTTGTATTACCGCCAGGATGACTAAACCCAAACAAACAAGCACACTTAGAATTATTAAAATATTACATATTGCTTTACTCATGCTATACCTCCTTAACCTTATCCGCATGAATTAAAAGGCATGGTGTTTTATCACCGCCTACAATATAAGCTAGTCTACCACGTGGAATGCTATTCCACCCGTAACCGTATTTTTCAGGCTCGCCTTTCCATAACATACTATAAGAATATTCTGCATATTGGCCATCTTTGAAAGCCTTAGCATTTCCGAGCTCGTCAAATTTAGGGTAACCTTCTATAAAACTTCCGTAAGGGTCGTGCATATAATATTTATCATTATCATATCCCACTACCAAAACACAATGCAAAGTCGCACCGATACAAATTACAATTTCAACCGGATACAAATTATCTATCTCTTGTTTTATTCCTTCGTGGGTTAAATTCTTAACCCCAGTATACTGATAATCACCACGCATAAAGTGTGTATCAATAGTATGCTCAAGTTTGTAAAAGTCGGCATAATTCGGTGTTAGTTTTGTCAACGCGTCTTCAATTTGTCTCGCACCCGTAGAATGCACCACAGCCATAAGATATTCAGTATCGAAATTTTTAAATTCTAAAGCCATCGCCGCACACGTTGGACAGCACGTACCCATCGGGTTATTATCGTTGTCCCGTTGCGGAAAATATTTTACTGCTAATTGTTCCATATATACCTCACGTTTTTATAATATACATAAGCGAAACATTTACAGGACGTGTTTCTCCTGATGTTCTTGGTGTGCCGTTCGTTCCGTCTTCTATCGGAATATCAATAATAACATCATTTGTCGCGTTTTTTGTATTGCTTCCAATTCCGACCCCATTGAAATCTCTATCACCATAATATCCAGTAGGTGACATATAAACAGGAGAAGCAGCGTCATAAAAATTATATCGGTGTTTATGACCTTGCATAGCATCGTCTTGAACACTGCCTATATCATCTCCCGTATTCCCACCAGTGTCTTGCGCCGTTCTACTAGCAGCGTCAGGGTCGTTACCCGCGCCGTTGTCATAACCACGAACAAATTTTCCGCGCAAGTCAGGCAAATTAAAAGTAGTTGAGCCGTCACCCTCGCCGAAATTTGTACCTATTGCAGAAAATAAAGCACTGTAAGTAGTCCGCGAAACCGCAGCTCCGTTACACTCTAACCAGCCACTCGGTACAGTAGAAAAAGCAACCGCTTTTACTTCTCCTGTTATAGCACCAGCCGCCGATGTGATATTATCCGCATTTTGTTTTATTTGCGTGTCGATTAAGTCCAAATTATTATTCATACCACCGCCCCAGTCGTTTGAACCGATGGCGTATTTCGCAAAATTGTAATTGCTTGTATATCCGTCTACCGCCATTTTTTAATTCCCATAATTGCCACCCCAATTAAAGCCGTAACCACTAGTAAAGCTTTTGTTTTCAATATCGGTTAGTTCCCATGCTGTAACTGAAATGATACCTTTCTTATAATTTCTTGTTATTTCCCTTACTTCAAAACGCTTTTCAAAATTGTATTTTGTGCTATTCCAAACAAAAATAGTATCAAGTCGAAAAGCGTTATATTTCTGTATTGATAAATTTATATCAATTTGTTTAAATATTCGACCATACATTTTGATATAATTAACTTGGCTTTCATACCCGCTCGAAGCATCGTATATCCTAACATCGCTAGCACTCGACCCGTCAAGCTCATCGTATGGAATACTGCCGAATTTCCGGCGGATAGCTCTACCGTAATTATCACCGTTTTCGTCAGTTAGTAAAATATCGCCTTCTTCATAACATTTAAAAGCAAAGTCCGTATATAGCTCATCATTATATGTATTTTGCGATAATTCAGCGCCTTCATAAATATCATCATCGGTAATAGTAAAACTTGAATTGTCTTTTACTGCAGGGTCTAAATCATCGACATACAATTCTCCGTTTGTGAAGTATATTTGTATACCGGCTTTTTTCTTTATTTCTCTTAGTGCTTCAAATAAGGTAATATCACCGCCTATCAAGGAAAACCGGACGCCATTATATCTCTGTTTCATACGTCTATATTGTAGCGCGTTCATCGGTATATCAAAAAGTACGGATAACTGATATATTATTTCTATAGGGTTTATCGCTATCCACGAAGTTAATATTTTTTGGTCTAAATTCTTTTTGTTTTCTATGCTTACTATTAGCTTTGTTTTTTTCCCGCAGTTTTGGATGTCGTTTATTGTGCCTGTTATTATATCGTCCTCGGTCTCCGTTTCATAAAGTCTTACAGGTGTTTCAATAAAGTCGGTATTCACAAAAGGCGAATTTGTATCGTTAACACGCAAAAATATTTCATTATTAAATATAAATTCATATTCCGGTTTTAACACGTTATCATCAAGCTCTTTGCTTTCTTTTACCGGAGTTATATCAACTAGGTAATTAGTTACGTCTTGATTGTTAAGCAAAAAAGTATAACTCACTCGCTCGCCTCCACGAAAGACAATTGAACATTATTAATAATTTGACTTTCCTTAAAGCCGTCGTAAAGTTGCTGAATTTGTTTTTGACTGTTACCGTCAAAACGACCTTTTATTTTTTCTATTGTGTAACTTCCGGAGCTTAATACGCTTGAATGGTCAAGAATTAATGTATTGCTTGTATTGTATAACACTTTCATGTCAATTCCGCTTGATGTTACGTACCAACCTCGCCATTTTGCTATCTCCCAACTTTGCGTATTATCTTGCATAACAATTACATCGTAGTTGTTATTTTTTATATCAAGAGCTAACTGTGCCTCAGGGTAATTTGATATTATACCGCTTGAAAAAATACCAGTCCCGGTATTATCAGCATAGCCCGTTGCGTTGGCGGGTTTATACCAAAATGTACTGTGCATATTGAAAAGCCGCCAATATTTATAAATATCGGTTTCCTTTATATACGTGTTACTATCCCAAGTAAAAATAAAACTACGTCGAACGTTATCAAACTTTATTAAAGGGTTTCCGCTGATAGAAAATTCTCCGTTATAGTCTGTTCTTATATCGTCAAATTGGAAAGTAGTCGGTATACTTGTAAGTTCGATTTGAATAGCCGTTCTATCTGCTTCTGTGTAACTAACGTCGTAAGCACCGATATTTTTACCGTCGTCACCCGCTTCCTTGCAAGGCGAATTCAAAACTTCATATCCTGTTTCAATTGTCTTTATATTTAAGTCGACATTATTTTCAGCTGTGCTTTCAAAAATAGGGTTCGCTTTTATGCTGTTTGTAGCTGTTACCGTTGTGCCGAGGCCAGCACGGGAATACACGCAATAGTCCATTGTTAACGTCAAATTGCTTTCGATAGCGTTTTCATGACAATAATAAAATATTGAATTTTTTATACTGTTCGTTGTTGGTTCGTCTAGGTAAAGCCCATACTTACAGTCAAAAAAAGTACAGTGATTAACTGTTAAGTTTGTGCTTGTATCGTGTACCGCTTTTTCAGTAATAGTATGAAAAACGCAGTCCCTATATAAAGCTGTGCCTGAGCTTCTTACCCCGCCGTAACTGTCTTGACAAATAACCCCGCTTGACGTATAATTCGCAGTCTTGTAAATACCGTAATTAGAAAAACCGTCAATAGTGCTATACCTGGTAGTAAGGTTTTTGCCATCTGTGTATATTGCATAGTCAAGTATAGAAGTTTCAAATTTCAGTCCTGTAAAAGTAACGTCCGAACGTGCTTTTAAAAAATAAGAATTGAAGCGCTTATCGCCCGCATAAATAAGTCCCTTATATACACCTAAATATATTTCGCTTGTCGTTAGTGTCGCGTAAGTATTAAAAGCCGTACCGTCAGTCGAACGATAACAAATTCCGCTTTCAGTTATGATATATAAATTATTATTGCTTTCTATTTGCTTAACGTTACCTGCAAATATTTTTGAATAAGTTGTCAAGTCTACAGTCTTATAAACACCGGCATTGTTAGCCGTGAAATACAAAGTGTTATCAAAAACAAACAATTTTTCTATCTCAAAACTTCCAATATCAAAATTCTTTTCTACTGTAAAACTTGTTCCGTTAGTCGTGCTTAGTATAGAATTTTCAAAAGCTATAATAAGTTCATCATCATATTCTATACAGTCTTTAATGTCTTGACCGCTAACATCACTCGGAAAACTGGCACTCATATCCGAAAAAGTTGCACCGTCCGCACTTCTAAGCAATTTTTGAGAAGTACCACTTGACACCGCCCAAAGATAAGAATTGAACTCACAAATTCCGTTTATACTTTCGCCGGCCTGATTGTACGAAACACCGCTTGAAGTTGAGGCAGTAAACTTTATTATTTGACCGTTATCGTTTCCAAAGTAAGCACCGGCTAAGGTAGTTGTAATTGTACTTGTTTTGCTTATATAGTTATCCCCGCCGTTATCGTGTATACTACTCCATATTTCACCATCAGAAGTATGATAAATAAGTTGCGCACTACCACTTGAACACGCTGCATACAATTCGTCATTATATTCATTGTAAAGTCGTCTATTAATGCTTGATAATGTTTCGATATGCGTACTTGGCAAGGTTGAAGACGCTAAGTAAAAAGAAGGCAAAGCGTCTTGATAAGCAAAAACGTCCGTAATCCCAGTAGAAAGTTTTATATAACCTTCTGTATAGTAAGAATTATCTATTAAACATAATTTCGTTAACCCGCTTGACTGGCAAACATCGTTTGCATGGCTTACTGTTTGTACGGGAGCGGAATAATTCCCGGCGTTAGAATTAGAACCACTCGACGCTATATAGCAAGTATCGCCGCTACTATTAGCCGGAATTAAACCTGCAGATGTATCTTGACCTACATAATTATTCAGTGTGTCTGTATAATTCTTAGGTTGTATAACTTCAAAAATAATATTATCAGCTACTGCCATTATTTACATCCTTATTCCCATTCTCCGAAAACTTCTTTGTACCGTGTCAACAATAACATTTTCCAACTCTCTCGACTGATTGCGTGATATATCACCGGAAAAACTATTATTCAAAACAATATTTATAGGGTTACCGCCACCTGAAGCCAAAGCTGCCGGAAGACTATAAGGCGATACCCCTAACCTAGTAGAAAGTAAGTTAGTAAGTTGCTCATTTAATACCGTTTCCCTTTTCCCGACAAGACGCATTGCGTTACTATCGCCAGTATAGCCACCACTAGCAAAAGTTACCACATTCCCGAACCCTGCTTTCTGTAAGAATTTCTTTTGGTCCGCTTCTTCTAAGTAAGATGCTCGCTCGCCTATCAACGCTTTCTGTAATTGCGTTTGACCAAGACCGCCTAAAATATTTCCAATTGCAGTCATGATATTTTGTCGCCCAATGATAGCCGCCTGGCTGCCTTCTCTAACTTCACCCGTTTTTATCTTGAAAGCCAGTTCATTTAATTTATCAAGCATATTGTTAATTTGAATATTTCCTAAAGCACGTAACTGCTTGATAAGCTCATCGCTTAATTTTCGTTGAAGCCCTAACTGCTTTTCCAGTGCTTCGTTACGTTCTAAGTCAAGGTTGTAAAGACTGGCCTGTGCATCAATATACTTATTCAATAAATCCATTTCTCCAGATATGCTCGCTTCTCGTTGCCGATTAGTTGCACGCACCATAGAGATAAACCCCTGTGCTTCTGATTGATACCAGTCGAGGTAAATAAGTTCGGCTTCTCGTAAGTCTACACTTGCTTTCTCGCCAGCAAGTTGTTCTCTTTGAATTTGAAGTTCTTTCATTCGTGCCGTTAATTGTTCTTTGCTCATCTTTCCATACTTAGCCTCGAATTCATTGATAACATCGTTATACGCTTCTGTTTGTGCTGTGTATTTTTCGTTCTCATCATTAATTTTATATAATGTTTTTAATTCGAATTGCAGCAATTCTAATCTATCATTTATACGTCGGTTTATTTTTTGCTGAAAAAAGATTTGGTTTTCTATTTGTGCGTTGATAAGTGAAACAGTTTTTTTCATTTTTTCCATTTTTTCCTGTTCTGTTTCACCACCGAAAACTTTTGTAAAGAATTGCCCCGCTGCTTGAACACCGCCCATAATTTTCGATATAGTTTCACCCACGACCGGAATGTTTTTCGCTAACCCGCCAACTTGACCCATAGCGCCAAAGGCTCGACCAGCCCTATCCGTAGCTGTGCCCCCTGTTTGTGTAACAGTGTCATAAAGCCCGCCCGCACCTTGAAAAATATTTCCCGCCATTTCGGAAATAGCTGCCGCTTTTCGTAACTTAGCAATTCTGTTTACTAAATTTAGCTGTGCTTGCCTTTCTTCTTCATTCGCATACGAACGGTCTTGTAAAATAGCTTTTTCCGCTGCTATTCGCTCATCATTAATTTTCTTAAACGTGTTATATATTGTATTATTTGCGTTGATGTAATTATCGACCGCTTGTCTTTGCTGTTCGTTGAATTCTTGTAACATCATTTGCCTTTGATGTGCCTGCGCATTAAAAGCGTCCCTTAGTTGTCTATTAGAAAAAGCATTTCCAAAACGACGTCTTACAATTTCAGCAAATTTCTTATAAGCTTGTTCCATATTACCGGCGTCCATGATAGCCGTTATTTGTGCTTGGCCTTGACGATTTATGTTAAACTTCTTAAAAAAGTTTTGTGCTGACCTTTTTAATTTCACGTCTATTTCAAGCATATATACGTCATTAACGTTATTTAAAAAGTTACGTATTTTTTCTATTTCTTTGTTAAGGTTGTTTCCTCCTGAATTAGTCCGTCTTTGTGCCGTTCGTTCACTCGATACAATTCGGTTAAGTCTTGCTTGCATTGCTTGCCTTATAGCCGCGTCGTCTACCCCTTCAGCATAACCAACGCGATTATAATATTCCCGTAAGGTACGCATACCGGTTGCAGATATTTGAGAAAGTCCTTGTAGACCCATTTGATTTATAGCCGCCGACGCTTCTCTAGTCCATTCTAACTGCTGTCTAAAAGCCGCCACGGCATCAGCCATACTTTGAAAGTTTCCGGAAAGTCGACCTGTTGAAACTGCTAAAATCGCCATGCTTTGAATTTGGCTATCAGTTGCGCTATTAGATTTCATTAGAATTTCATAATATTTATCATAAGATTTATTTAATTTTTGCATTTCTTGAATTGCACGCCCTCGGTCTTCCGCTGTGTCGGATTCGCTAACACCTCGCATTAGAAGCCCTCTGATTTCCGGATTATCGCCAGACATTCTCATCAGACGGTTAGTAAGTCTAGTGTCACCCTGCAAATTTCGTGTCATCGCGAAGTTAGCGACTGCCTGCTGTGTTTCGTTCATCGCTGTATTGAATTGATTGCGGAGTTTCGCACCTGCAATTTCTCTTTGTGCTTGTATAAATTCTCTTGCTCGACTAGCCGAAATTCCCATAGCGTTCCCCATGCCATCGATGCCTTCAATAGCAGTCGGAATTTGTCTTGATAACTGTTTCAATAATTTATTATACTCGTTTTGTTCTTGAACGCTTCGGTTCGTCTTGTTTGCAAGTTGTTCGTATCTTTCAATTAACTTCTCTTGACTACTAAGTTTTTTTATTTCTGTATTATATTCAGCGAACGCGACTTCTAATTCTTGCGTTGACCTTTGTACATTCGTTGAAGCGTCGAAAAGGTTACGTAACCCGCCGACAACCCAATTCAAAGCTGAAAAAACACCTTTTATTACTGGCGCTAACGCCTTAAACATTGGCAATAAATTTTTACCAATACTTTCCTTAATATCGCCTAGAACATTACGAAAACTTTGGAATTCATTTCTTGCACCCGCCGCAGCACCGCCATATTGAGATTGTATCTCCTGTAAAAGATACGCTTGTCTTTCTGCAGTAGTGCCAAGACTTCGAAGTCTATCCTCATCAAACATTATACCAGAACGCCGTAAACTTGAAGCCAATTTTAACGGTGCAGATAACGCTTTACCTAGCTGAATTGATACCGAAGTTATAGACTGACCCGTGGTTGCCGCTATATCCGCCGCATACTGTGTGGCTTCTCTTGCAGTTCTTTGTGAAATATTACCAAAAGTTTGAAATTGTGCGATTGACTGTAATATTTGCTCATCGCCATAAGAAGTTTGTCGTTGCATCTGTCTTGACAAAGCCAGGTTTTGAATATATTGTTTACGTTGGTAGTCGTTACGATTTTTCATTAAGGCAAAAAGTTTTCTTTCAGCAGTGCGTTGCTTTTCATACAAATTAATAAACTCATTCATTTTTCCCATTACCTGAGAAATACCACGCGCTGCCATTTGAAACACAGATAAACTAAACATTCGACTACTAGCTTTGGCAGTCCTTTTCGTAGACGCTTCTAACTTTTTCAGTTTGCCTTCTATGTTTCCTATTTTGCCTTTTATTTCAATGATTACTTCTTTATTTGCCATAACTACCTTTTATATTGTTTTTCATAGTATTCATTCTCAGCCGCATTGCTTTCCGCATACCTCAATAATAGTAAATTTACTTTCAATACCGAGGTTTGAGAGATTTGCTTCGTTGACGCAATTTTTCTATTATAGACACGTTCTGTGTCTGCAAGTGTCGAAGTATGCCTAATTTTCGAGCGTGGTATATTGCGTTTTTTTTTACAACTTCCGGTAACATACATATATAAGTTAATATTCTTTGTATCTGAAATATATTAGCGTTTTTTATCAACCATCTATAACTACACGCATTTTTTATTTTTGGTTTAAACAATAAATACTTTTTTAAAAGTTTTGCATATAAATGAAAGTCGTCCGTCATTAGTCCTATTAACTCGAATAAGGACAATTTCACGTCGTACTCTGAAACATCACGCCCTACAATACCGGATTTATGAAGTGTATATAATTGCAGCTTCCCGAATTCTTTTTGGAATTCAATATGGTCTATGAAGTTCGGTGGTTTTAAATATAAGTATTTTGTAATACCTTTATGGTTTATTATTGGTATTTGTAAGATTAATGTCTCTTGATTTTTCTCGTCAACTTTCAGTATCATGCTTTCCGGTATTTCCGGAAGTGTGAAAACATTATTTAAAATCGCTTCCATGTAAATTCCTTTCTATAAGTAAGTAACCCGCCCTAACAAAAGAGCGGGTTATATATATAAACAGACGTTAAGTCTGTATTTTCCAAAAAGCTAAGTTAGTCGCTGCGTCCGCAACGTTCTCGTCAACTTCTGCAGTTATCTTAACCGGAATGTTCGAATATTCGCCTGAACCAATATTAATACTAATATCTTCGGTTGTAATTCTACCTTTCCGTATAACAAAGCTGACAACTTTGTCGTCAACTCTTTTTCCGCGGAATTCCCAGCCATATATAGTAGCTGCTTCCGGTTCGCTACCGTAAAAAGTAGCGCCTGAGCTGTCTACTGTCCCGTCTTTTCCGTCTGTCAAAAGTTGGATTAAATCGTCGTCCCATTCTTTAGCTTGAAACGATATTTCTAAAGTTTGTTCGGTTATATCACGTCTTACTGTACTTTTCGGAATACCAGTCTTGAATTCTGCGTACATCCTATTCATCGTTATAGTAAAGTCCGGTTCTGTATAACAAAGAAGAGTCCCGCTTGATATAGTTCCGTCTGACGCATCGACTGTACATCGATACACGTCGAAACTCTGTATCATAAAATTGGTGTCGTCCACACTGCCTAAGGCCATAACACACCTCAATTATCTAATTTATTATAGTGCTGCAGAGAAGTACGTAGTTTTTTGGTACGTCAAAACCATTCTTGACGCACTTGAAAATATTTTCTCATTCGCACTAAGGAAAATTCCGTCTTCTTTTGAGTATTCACCCATAATATTTTTTACAGCGCCGCTTAGTCGTTGGTTTTCAGTTGTTACCAAAGTATCAAAAATAGCATCACGAAGCGTAATATTTTCTTTTATCGCTGTTTCGTTTTGGCTATAAGATACGTTTTCAGTAATAACATAAATTTGAACGCTATATTTTGATTCAAGTTTTCGGTAAGCGGGGGTAAAAATTATATTCCCGTTTTCGCTTATCGGCGCTATTAGTACAGCCGGTAGTCTAACATACGTAAAGTCTGTTATTTCCGGAGTAGCAATAAGCACAGTTTTAACTGATGTATGATTGTCTTGAACCAACGCTTTTATGTTTTCTAAAATTGTTCTCATAGTTTTTTATCTATAATACTCCCAGCAACGCTTATTATTTTTTTTACGTTTTTGTCTGTAAGGAAAACGAACGGTCGAGCAGGCATTGGCTTTCGTACACGTCCGAAAACGTTTACAACCCCGCCGAATTGGTGTATTGCCGCATATTTTAAAAAAGTACCATATTTTATTTTAGCACTTTTTGTCTTTACAACTGCACCACGAACACCGATTGAATTTCTTAACATTCCGGTGTCTTGTAGTATACGGCCTCCCCTCCTTCTAGGGTTTATACGCAGGGTCGAAGGTTGTAAAGTTTGCCATTGCTGACCCGCCCGTGAAATATTTGTTCCGGTCGGCGCTACTTCCACAACTCCACTAACATTACCTTCAGCTTGAAAAAGTTTGTGGGGTATTGCTTGATTAAGCACTTCCGTGCTAACCTTATCCACAAATTCCCGTGGTACACTTTTTAACTTTTTTTGTAGATTATCAAAATAGTCTGTCAAGCCGAATATTGTCATGTCGTCCCACTACTTGCATTTTGACCATATCGTTCATAACCGAAATATGTATTATCAGGAAGCTCGTAATCATAGCTTATTTTTGAGCTAGTTAAGGCAACCCCGGAACTATCCTCAACGGTATAACCGTTATCAAGTTTCATTTTTAGTTCATCTTTTAATTTTTGCCAATATGCCAGGTCAAAAGGTGTTTCACCGCCACGAATACTTGTATAGTCTGTAAGTAATACCAGCTCGCACGTGCAAAATTGAGATAGCAAATTAATAATATTCGGTGTGTCGGGTGTATCATCAAAGCCGTCTTCAACACCCCAACTCAAAGCCCAAACATCAATTTGCTTATCAGCTAACGCTATTCTATTTTCTACCGTGCTGTCTGATATAACACCGCTTGAATGTGTCGGTAAGTTTGCTCTTAACTGTGCTACTGTACTATAAGCCATTACGACATCCTAAAATATTTTCTTATCGGTTCGATTTCCTTACGTTTTAGCAATACTTTTGCAACGTCCGGACGGTAGTATTCTTTCTTACCAGTCCGAACATTCCAAAAAGCCCGCTTTTCTGCGTTAATATATTCACGCATTTTATTTACCTTTTTTCACAACCGGGGATTTTTTTACTTCTACTTCTTGCAATTCGCCACGCTCAACTAGTATTTTGCCGACCGTTTCGTTGTATTGCTTTACTTTTCCAGTTGCGACAACAAGATAATTTTTCATTTACTAACTCCTTATTAGTTTACAAATTTTATAGCATATTGCCATAACCCATAAGCCATTGTATACCTAGTTTCAAGACCGTATACGTACTGACCTTTTAGAAATACTGTATCAGTATCCATTCTTGTAAGGTTCACAAAACGGGGCGCTGTTCTTTGTATTTTTACAAAAGGTTTCATAGCGCCGCTAGCTTTTACTAAATACCAGTCGTCTGTGTCTGTAAGTCTTGCATCAACTATAACATTTTTTACAACGCTACCGAGCCAATTCGGCTCTTCGTTAGTAGCGCCAACGCGAACGTTAGAATTTACGTAACGTCTTGCAGTCGGTTCTAAGTCCGGAGGTACAATAATGGTATCAGGCACGATATTTAAGACTTTGCCATTCCTACCTTTAAATTTTCTCATCGTAGTTATACCTGTTTCGATAGTACCGCTTGAAAGCGCGCCACTTAATAAGTTGTCATACGTAGTTGATGTTTGTGTTACGTGCGAATTAGAAAAGAAATTCGCACCGTCAAAACATTCTAAACTAGCACCACTTACTAGTAAATCCGCTATCAATTTATCGTCATTTTGTACGACGTTTTCTGCCATGCCTTGTATAATAGGCAGATATAATCCTAAATTGTCGTCCTCTATATCCTCACGTCTTATCGCAATAGTCTTTTCATAAGAATTGATGTCGACAACGTATTTGCCGCCGCCTAGTTGCTCTAACTTTTTCGTTGCGTCTCTATCCCACGCATTAAGCCCATCACCTAAGTCGTCCATGTATGGCAAAGTTACTTGGTTCGTGTTCACGTTCATAGTCATCATCAACCCGCCATAAACACGCTCTTGGCCTTCCATTTGTTTATTGAACGCAGTCGAAATTGTGTCATTTAACGCATTCAATATTTTCGGGTCTAAGTTATATGTTCCATCTAAAGCCATCGTCTACCTCCTTACTTCAGTACCCTATTTATTCTGATATACCAAGCTGTACCGGAAACTACCTTATCGATAACTCCGAAACAACCTGAATTCCCACTTGAAACTGTAAAAGTATCATCAGCAGTTGCGTAAACCGGCACACCTACATGACTTTGCACTGCACTTGCCGTTGCATAGTATACACCAAAACCTTTTTCAACTTTTACTTCTTTATCGCCGGCAGAACCGCTTGAATTATCACAATATTCCGCCGCTATCCCTGCCGGTCTATACCCGGAAGTAGCCGCAGCAGTTGTTATATAGCCACTGCTATCAAAACAAACAATCGCACCTTGATATATAGTAGTGCTTGCTTGAACCGGATGTGAAACGGTGTCACCGCTTTCACCGATTTTTTTATAAACTTTATTTTTGCTTAAAGCCATAATTATTAACCTCTATACTTTTTCTTGTCGTCTTCAGTCACGCCGAACGCTTTGTCAAACTTGTTAAGCTGAACATCACTCTCAGTCGTGCTTGCAAATTCCTTAGTCAAAACACCTTCAGGCAAAGAAGCATAAGTCGATATAATATTTTCACACTTTTCAACGTCGTAATTCAACGCTTCAAAAGTCTGCAATACCTTATCTTTTTCACTAGGTTGCAGTCTGTTCTTTGCTATAACTTCACTTTCGAATTTTTCTATCAAAGATGTCTTTCTTGTTTCGAATTCCTTTTTTTCTTGTTCTTGTACTTTAGCTTTAAAAATTTCGATTTGGTTTTCTTGTTCGCTAATTAGCGTATCTTTTTCTTGTATAACCGCTTCAAAATTTTCTATCTTAGCTTTGTAACTTTCTATTTCCTTTTTTTGAGCTTCAAATTGTTCAATGACAAATTTTTCGCTTTTTTCTTCAGGCATATTCACACCCTCATTTATATTTTCGTGATATTTAAACCACGTAGAAACTTCACTTTTAAATTGGATAGCCGGTTGATCAATTCCAAGCATAGCCACAGCTGATATAACATTAGAATACTTCTCATCTTTCCAATAAACTTTATTTCTAAGCTCAATAGACACACTTGGCAATTTTCCGGATTGAAAAGATTGATATATTTCCATGTCTAAGTCCACGAAGTCGGCAAAAATAGTATCATCGTCTAAAACTAAATTCATTAACCAACCCTTAGAAATTTGGTTAAAATCTTCGTGACCTAGCTTAACGGGAATTTTATACCCGTCATCAAGCATAGCAACCGTATTCTCGTACGCTTCTTTTACTTGTTTTTTGGATATTAGCCGACCGTCATAAGTTTTACCGGCTTTAAAAATTGGTTTTCTTAATATTTCAGGCATTACTCCTCCATACTTCTCGGTATTGATACACGACCTTGACCGCCGAACCCTTCAGCTGGCGAATTGTACGCTTCTTGCTTTTCCGGTTTGTCTTGAGCTTTTTCACCCCAATTCGCTTCTTCGTTATCTTGACGGAAAACAGGTGCAAAAAGTGAGCGGCAATTAAAGTGATTTGGAGGTTGCAAAGACTGAATCCTCGGGTCGTCTATCGCTATAACTTCACCGTCATGTTCACGACAAAAGTACGTCGTACGTCCGTCAAGTATCGCAGAATATTGCATCGCTGTAACGACACCGTTTAAGTCAGGGTCGGTCATTTGGTCGTAACGACCCTGATTGAAATATCTTGATATATTAGTTCTTAGTATTGTGTTAATATAATGATGGGATAATTCTGCCTGTGAAATAATAAATATCTTTTCCGGATTGTTCACAATAGAAGTATACTTTTTGAAAACGTCATCTATCCCTTTTATAATTTGATTAACTGAAACATCGCCAGGAGTATAGTCGTATATTAGAGAAACTTGACTTTGTATTTCACCAGTTATTTGATTTGTTATTAAGCCAGCGTACTTCTTAATGGCAACTAAATTCTTACGTTGCTGTCTTGTCAACTTAATCCCTTTATCTAAATATTCTTGAATTACGTCTTGTACTTTTATCAATTCATCAGCCGTTGTCGCAAAGTTTTCTTTTTGTTCAAGCAATATATAGTCTATTACAAATTCGTTGCTTGCTTGAAAGTCGACAGCTTTTTGTATTTCTTGTAAAGCCCTATACTTTCCGTCTAAGTAAGCACGCAGGCAAAACGCATATATATAATCCCGTATTTTATTTTTATTAAACTTTCTAAATTCGAATTCTTTACCACGTTTCGCTTGTTTTATAAATTCAAGTCTTGCTTCGTTAAAATGCTGAACCAATCGCCGTAAAAAACCAGCTTCGAGCTTATCCCAGAATTTGTCGATTGCTTTGAAGTCCACACGTTTTGTAATGTTGTTTGTAAAAAAAGTTATATTACTATCTTCTATCTTTTCTCGCAACGCTTCAAATTTATCAGTTTCACTAACGGCTTTCATTTCTTCCTGCTCTTGTTCTTCTTGTTCTTTTTGTTCTATTGGTTCTTGCTCTTTTTGTATTTCCGGTTCTTCTTGCTCATCAACTCGGTCATCAATCTCGTCCTCTTTTATCGGAATATCTATAAAGTCCTTAATAAAGTCGGTGTCAGGAGTAAGTCCAGCCTCGCGCATTATTTTAAGTATATCCATTTTTGTATATAGCTCGTCATAATCAGAACGGTGAAACTTGAACACTGGGTAAACTTCCTGCTTACCGAAATTCACGTCTATTAACGGTTTCAGTATCTGCTCGTTTACAAGTCTTTCTATTTTCTTTTGCTCTTCTTTGACTAACTGATTAAAAACTTTTATTTGCGTGTTCGCTTTTGCGTTACTGCCTACATTAGTAGTAGAAAAACCTATCTCGTCCGGCACGCCCAAAGAACGCGCTATTTCTTTGTCAAGATATTCCATATGCGATTTAATATCATCAAAATTATTTATTTCAGTGTTTAATATTTTTAAGTTCGCTAGTGGATGTAACCCGCCTTTTTCATCAAGACGTGACGGTATTGAAACCCTAGAATAATTCCGCATATCTGAAACAGCATTTTTTACTGCTGTTTGGCTTGGCTTGTCAAGGCCCTCATAATATTCGTTTATTATCGGTGGTATAAACCTAAGCTCAAAAGCTATCGGAGCAATTAAACCCAACCTTTTTTTTACCCGCCATAGCTGATAAATTGGCTTTAACGCACTCTCGCCATAATAATTGCCGTCTTTAATGTTCGGATAAACAAAATAAATAAATTTAGAATTGAAGTCGTCTACCTTAAAAATTGTTTGCTCAGCTTTTCCTTGATGTAATATTATTTCTATCAAGTTGTTTTGATTGTCTACACGGAAGTCAAAGTAACTAGACGGAAACGCTTTTATTTTGTCTATTACTAATTTCCCGTTATCATACTTATATATTTTTTCAGCAACCTTGAAACCATAAAGTCTAGCGTCCATCATGTTACGCAAAATATTAGTAAAACTGTCATTCTTGATATTATCTAAGTTATAATTGCAAAAGTCTTCTATTTCTTGGTTTTGATATTTTTCTATATCGTATATTATTCCATATTCCGTGTTAAAAACCGCTTGCCTTATAATGCTTTCTATACTACTAACTTTCGGGTCTTTACTTATTTCTGCATACAAGTCATATCCGCTTTGACCATACTCCGACTTCATATTATATATTAAGTCGTCAGGGTTATAAGGATAAACGTAATTGAAATTATTCAAATCATTTTTAACTAATTCCAATGTCAAATTTCGTGTATTAGTTCTATCAACTATCATTCATAACTCCTTAACCCTTGCAGTTGTATAATATCGGTATCGTGAAAGTCAGTTTTTCCACGTTTGAATGACGCTATAAAGTACCGCAAAGCATCACACGCGTGGTCGTCTAGTTTTACAGGCTCTTCTTTTTCGTGCTTACCTTCCTTACTTTCGTGCCAACGATAAAGTTGTAATTCACGAATTAAGTTTTTGCAGTTACGACCGATATATATTTTTGGCTCGTCTGTTTCTGTGTTAATAGCAAAATGCTCTTTGACTAACTGAATGCCTGGCATTACCCGATTGTAAGCAGGCTCGACCGGAAGTCCTTGACTAGCAAAGTAATTTATATTTTGTGGTTCTGATGGGTCAGCGTAAGTAGTAATATAAGGTATAACGTGCCTTTCTTTTACCAGTCTTACCAAGTCCGGAAGTAGATAATTCTTAATGTATATTTCATCAAAAACATAAAAGTTGTTATCTCTATCAACCGCTATCCAAAGACAAACAAACGGGTTAGTATAACCCCAGTCTATTGCACGGTAAAAGTCGTATGCTTGCCTATCACCAAAGTCAAAACCGTCTACAACGTGAACACTCGGATTAAATTCGTTATAAACAAGCCCTTCAAAAGCAACCCATTTCCCACTAAGAAAACGCTCTTTATATATTCCGTGATATACTTTATCAAGAGTACTTAAATAACTTTCCGGTAAATATGTATTTTCGTTAGTTTTTGCATCTACGACTTGAAATTCATCGTCCGGATTTTCGTAAAATAATTTATAAAGCCAGTGCGCAGGAGTATCGGGATTAGTTGACAGTAAACATTGCAAAGGCATATCTTTTTGCCTTAGTCGTCCTATTAACGCAAGAAAAACACTTTCTTTTATTTCTCTTGCTTCGTCCACGTAAGCAAAACCCAGCTCCATTCCCATTACTTTCGTTATGTCCTCTAAGTCTATAAAATATATTTCACTGCCATTTTTGAAAGTTAATAAGTTATCGCTTTTGTTAAACTTTTCTACAAAGTCCCAAAGTCCAAATTTCGTGAGCATATCAAGAAAAACTTTTTGTGTGGTTCTCTTTAAACTTGTTACGGTACGTCTTGCTATTACACCGCGTATGCCAGGATATTGAATACACATTTTTAAACATAGAAAGTCACAAATATAAGTCTTTCCGTTGCCAATACCACCACTGAACAATGTGTATTTTTTACCTTTGTTTACTTTATTGGCAAATTCTTTTTGAGATTGTAATAATGCTATTTCAAAAATTAAGTTATAATTATGTTTTTTCAGTGTCGCTGGGATTAGCATCCACCATTTTGAAAAGAATATTGAAATTTCCGTTTGTGTTTATATCACTTGCTTTAAGTCCGGTATGGTCAAATAATGTCTTGATAGCATTAAGCCGAACGTAGCTATTTTTATCGTCTATCAATTTAACTAGTTCTTCACAGCCGTGTGTTAAATGGTTTAATAATATTTTGCGTGCCGGTTTAATATTTTCTTGTATCTTACTATCAATTTCCTTACTGTATTTATGTTTCCATTGTACTATCGTTTTTTGGCTAACGCCGAATTGTTCAGCAAAGTACTTATCGTCATGAGTTGTGTCTGCTGAATATATTTCTATAAATTGTTTGTGTTTCTTCTGCATAATAATAAAAAAACCCGCTTTGTTAAGCAGGTTATCAGTTTATATTAATAGATAGATATTCTATTATATTAATAATTATATAGTACAGTGTACTATTTGTCAAGCACTTTTTGCCGAATTTTCGGCATTTTTTTATTTTTTTCAATTATTCCCGCTACTCAAAAAACAAGATATAAAGTCTATCCCCCTGCTGATACGAACATAAAACCATTTCTTAGAAATACCTTCTTTTTCAAGTATCTCCTCACGGTCTTTTCCTAGCAAATAGTATTCATAGATAACAGTAAAATAGTCCGGTTCTACTTCCTGAAGTTGACCGAGGCCACACAGTATGTCTAATTTATGCGCCGGGATAGGCAACTTATAAGAAAAAGCAGGCTTCGAACCTATCCTTTCTTGTTTTAAAGTGTGCCAGTTTTCTAGTATACCTCTAACTTTTTTATGGCTATACATTTATATGTAATCACCGTAATCGCCGTAAGAATTGAAAGCACCTCTACCTTCTTTTAGCCATACAACAAGAAGAAAAAAACAGTAAAAACCAGATATTAAAATCCACAAAGGCAATATAAACGAAATTGGCAATAATATTACAAACAAAAGTCTTCTTTTGAAAGTGTCTAAAACGTCATTCCCGATAATAGCCATAAAAACCCACACACCGCCTAAAACAAAGTTAATCCCAAATATTATTTTTAAAATATTCATGTTATTATCCTTATATCTTTTTCGATATTCGTTACTTTCCAACGTCCTTGAAACGCCGCTTGCCGATTTTGCTCACGTAATGTAATACCTTTTTCTATCAACTCTTTTTCTTCGGCTTTAATTTCAGGCCTGTCATGCTTTTGATGTATCACAAAAATATCATCCGTGTACACGGTTTTTGTGATGCACTGCAACCGTTGGCCTAAGTCGACATCGCTTGAATGCAGTAAATAAGTGAATTTCTCGTCCATACCGCCAACGGCATTATATTTCTCTTTGCTTAGCACTGCACAATAAAAAACGGGTTGCGGATATTTCGGATTAACCTTGAACCACGCTTTACTTTTCGGATTATTTCCAAAACTCAAAAGCCGTTTATTCTTAGAAATATCTAACTTATATTTCTTTTGCTTTATCGGCGTCATTAATTTCATATCTTCTATTTCTAAGGAAGACCCATATATTACAACGCCCTTAGAAAATAATTCTTTTGCGTTCTTGACGTTGTTAATATCAAAAATAACATCGCCAACAGTTAGAATTATCTTATCATATTTAGCGTTCTTAACAGCTAAATTATAAGCAATTGGATTTAAGTTTTTTAAATTCTCGTCCTTATACTCAAAAACTATATGATTAATTTTAAGTTTTCTTTTGAATTTTCTAATTACTTCTTCAGTATCATCTTTACTTTCGTTATCGACTATCACCACTTCAAAATCCTTATCTGTTTGATAGGTTAAACTTTGAAGAAAGTTCTCCAAATATTCAGCACGGTTAGTGCTATGTAAACAAATTGAAAACATTATATAAACTCC